TTTGTCTTTATCAATAGAAATCATACAATTATCTACAATCCTCAAATTACGGATAATCATCAAACGTTCCATCTCATCTTGGAATTCTTTAGATCCCTTTAGTTCCCGTTGGTGATCAGAGTTAATAATTACAAATAGTTTGTGATTATAACCTTTTGCTCTATGGAACAGTTCAAGATGACCTTTATGGAGCGGGTTAAAATACCCGCTCACTATAACCATTTTTTTCATACATTTAATTACGATAACCGTCTTCCAATTGGGACTTCATTGATGGATTTTTGTACCACGGTAAACCTTCTTGATCTCTATGAGCTTGTTCAAATTGTTCTTTAGTGTACTTAATTCCATGAATGTAATATTCAGCCAGTTTGTTATCTCCTTGCGGGATTAAAGCAGGACCGTCCCAGTTGTGCAATTTACCATCTTTAATGTGAGCGATGGTACCATCAGCTTTTTTTAGTCTTTTAACTACGATTGGTTTTTTAGTATTGCTCATAATTCAATATTTTTATCAATGTTAAATATACGAACTCTATTTAGGAGTTCAAAATGTCTTCAGCAACATAAATCCCTTGTGCACCACTCACCGTTATACCTCTAGCAGATAATGCGTCTCCCACAAAGTGGACATTGGGGAACTCGGTCAAGGCTAGGTTAGTATAATCGACGAGCGGCTCAGGTGACAAATACTTTACTTCAGGAACATAAATGCCCCAGTCGTTTTCAAGTGTTGGGAATACTTTTTTCATATCTTCAATAAAGTCTTCAATATATGTAAAGTATCCTTTAAATGCTGGTTTGATAATATTTTCTAATTCTCTAGAACTAAATGCAACTGCGGATACTGTTTCGCCTTCAGAGGTTAAAGATGGGCGTCTAGAAGGAGAATAGTATAAACCTGTTCCACTAGTATTTACATTTGATACTAAATTTCTAGACCATTCAAATGGATCTTCAATGCCTGGAATTTCCATCAGAATACCAAAATTGGTCATATCGTTGCGGAATTCCTCGCCTTTTTTAGCGTGACCATTGTAGCTCACATTTCCGTATGTTTCCTCTACTGCTACATAAGCAGCATTGTTATTTGTACAGAATGAACGAAGCGAAACACCTGTGTCCTCAAACTTACGATACAATTTAAAATCGTAAGACACGTCAATTAGTTTTTGGAAATGTTTTTGAGGTGCTTCAAATCTAACACCAATTTGTACTGGTTTAGGCTCATCTGGTAGATTATATTGTTGAGCTAGTTCTTGAGCAAAGTCAATACCTGATTTACCTACCGCAAATATAAGAGTATCATATTTTAGATCAGCATTGTGAGTATAAACTCTGTTATTGTTAAAGTCAATATCTTCAACTTGAGTTTCCCACTCAAATCTAACGCCTTTATCAACTAAATATTGATACCATGCTTTAGCAATTTCATGTAGGAAATTAGAACCAATGTGCCATACAGGAAACATTCTCAAGCCAAAATATGGTTTGATAAACTCGGGTTCCTCTTGTGGATCCGAACAAAAGATTTCTTCGGGTTTAGGGTGGAAACGTCTAAAATTAGCAATTACTTGATCCATCAATTCCATTGCTTTATCCTCTCCACAATATTTTGATAGTTGACCTCCAATAGCAGTGTGGTAAGTTAATTTACCATCACTCCATCCACCTGCTCCTAGCATACCTGTCATTACTTCTTCAGGTAAGCGGTTATGTGGATCACTTCCTTTATCAATAATGGTAATTAATTCTCCAGGATATCCGTTGTCTACTAATTTAGTTGCGGCATTAATTCCTGCTACTCCAGCTCCTACAATTACGATTTTATCTTGTTTCATGTTGCATTATAAATTATTTGTAAATATACGAAAAGAAGTGACGCAATCCAAGTTGAATTGCGCCACAGCTGCATAGTTTTTGTCTCTTTCGAGCGACCGGCTATGAATCGGTCTGTATGTGTATTTAAAGATATTAAAAATTATTTTTATCTATTTTTTATAGCTTGTACTTCTTCTTTTCTCTTTCCCAATTTTTATTCATTATTCTTAATTTATCAATTAATCTACTCTTCTCTTTTTCCCATTTATCTTCCTCTTCATCTTCAATATTAGCTTCTATTTCTTTAAATTTATCCTCATATTTTTTTATAAAATCAAATAATACTTTAGGATCTAAATCACCAGTAGACATTTCTTCTAGTTGCTCTTCGGTAATGATACCTGCTAGTTTTTGCATTCTGCGAAATTGCTCGTTTAATATTGCCATTATTTTGTTATTTGCAGTTTTAAATTCGTATTGCCTTTAATTACTCTATGGATCTGTCCCATGGGTATAAATATACTATCTCCTTCTTGAAGCACCAAGGGCAACTCATTATCTCTTTGCAGTTGCCAACCTTCTCCCTCTAATATTTCAATAGTACGATCTTCTTCATCTTGGTGCCAAACTAGCTCCATTGGGTCTACTTCAGAACTAAATTCTCGTATAACTGAAGTTTGGGTAATTGGTGTATTAGTGTATGGGTTAGTCATCTGTTAAAGGACCACCAACAACCCAAGCATCACATGTTCGGGCCGCGGCGCATTTGAATTTTAAAAATCGACAATATCCTAATTTTCCGGCATCGATTACATCAAATGGATCTTCTGTTCCACCGTCACTGCCTATTCCTTTAGCAATACAATCTAGTGTTTTAGTTGTAATGTCAAAAGCAGCACAGTTAGCACATAGGGATTTTTTAGCTTCTTCGGCCGAATCCAACTTCCACATATCCACTTTGGCTTGCCAAAACTTTTCGTTTGGTTCGTTTGGATTTAGAGGTCCGTATCCATATTCGTTAATAGCCTTCTGTCTATTCTCAAGATTAAGCTCTATGTTTTGGGTTGGAGCAGGACATTCGTTTAGCTCTACCTCGTTTAATATGTCAAGTAGTTTCATTATTTTTTATTTTTTATAGGAGCATATCCTGAACCATATGGTGCTGCTTTACCTGATTGTGGATCTGATGTTTCTTTTAATTTATCTAAACTTTCGTTTTTAGTTTTGCCCCATGTTTTGCCCTTACCCGGGTCTTTACATTTGGAAGCGGTAGGACGACAAGATGGATATTTGGCTCGTTCTTCACCTTTTTGGCGTCCACAAGGTTTGTATCCTACTATTTCTCCATCTTTGCGAATAGGAGAATTGCAATCTACCCAACCACCTGTTTTACCTGGAGCACCTTGGCGTTTAAACCATGTGCGTAATGTTTCTTTTTCTGCTTCGCTTAAAAATTCAATTTCTTCTTTAATACCTTTCCATATTTTACCTTGACGGCATCGTACTACGGCTCCAGATTTGTAAGCGGAAGGTTTATCAAATTTACGATCTGCTATGCGCAAGCATCTATCTCTTTTGGTTTTTTTTTCCAAAAGCATTTCTTTAACTAACGACTTTAGTCGAGTTTCTAGTATATTTACTTGTCCTGGTTTGAAGAAATTTACACCTGGCATTTTACGAATCTGATCCACTAAAATTTTTATTTGTGCATCTTTATCAAATTCAGTGAATGGGAAAGTATCAAATTTTACACTTAATATACCAGTGTGGTTTGGATTGCTTGCTGCGCTTTCTTCCTCGTTTTTAGGGGTAAATGTCACAATCGTTATTCCCTCAATTGAGCGAATATCTGAGATAAGATCTGCTTGGGGGGTAATTGTGGTATTTAAACCTGCTTCTCCGCTTATTTGATATGTTCTATTGTATGACATTTTACCAGAAAGTATTCATGTTTGCACCTAATCCTAAAGCTTGAGCGTATCTTGGTAGATTACAGCTCCAGTATCCTGCTTTTGTTCTATCTTTTTTGCTTGAACATCTATGACGGTCAGCAAATGCTTTTCGTATTTTTGAGTTCTTAAACTTTACTCTTAAATTTTGACCACCACCTGCGGCACCAAAAGATACTTTCTTCACGCGCTTGGTTTTGGGATCTTTTACGTAGACATAGAATTTTTTACTTCCACCACGCTTTGGCTTGTTCAGTTGAACGTCTTTACCCTTAAATTCTGCTTCAGTTACTTCATCTTCTTCTAGCATAGGTAGATCTAAAGGTACACTTTCTCCTTCATATAGGCCAAATTCTCCTAAATGAGTTTTGATTAAGTGTTCATCATCTTCACATAAATCAATGATGCCGCGAGAGTACATCTTGCGGGCTTCTTTAATTAGCGATAAATGTTTTTCTGAACCTATACGATATACGGTTTCAAATAGAGGGATTTGTTTGTCTATATGGTATTGTAGACCTTCGGATAGCAAAGATTTTACCTTGCCTTCTGTAA